GGTGGTGGCTCTTATCCGAGGAAGAATTGCAGAAAGAACTAGATCGTATAGCAGAGAAAGCTCGAGAGTATTTTATAATGTCCTATCCTGATTATAAAATTGGAATTCTATGCCAAGGGTTTAGGCAGAAAGTCCAGCGAGGAAATGTGATTAGAATTGGGCATAAGGGGGATTATGGGGGGGCTTTTAGGACTGCGCAGTTTATGCGCTATGATGTCCCTACCATGAATTTTTGGACGAGTGATATTAAAGGACAAGATACTGGAATTCTTGCAGCATTGTTGCAATTATATGCTGCTACAGCAGTTTACTACCTCGACAAGGATAACACAGGCCCGTCAATGGAACGAGTGTATCGGATGCTTTGTAAGCTATACGGACAGAACTTGGCTTACAAGATCGTGCATCAGTTTCACGACATATGGGTAGTAATAATGGGTTGTATGCCCAGTGGTTCTTTGTCAACATCTCATGGAGATTCGTGGATTCTCGCATTTGCGTTCTGCCTGTTTTTGATACATACGATGTCCGTAAACCCATTAATAGCTAATAAGATACGTAAGGAGATAACTGATAGATTAGTTCCTCTTATGGTGTACGGCGATAACTTAGTATTGGGGTGTCGTGATATTATAAAGAAATGGGTTAATATCGATGCTTTTGCAGATTTTTGCGGCAAGGCTTTTGCTTGGGAGTTCAAAGAGATTCAGCGGGAAGTGCCCTTCCTGTCGATTCCTGATGGCAGTGGAGGATATTTAGTACAAGGAGTTGTGTTCTTGCAACGGACCTTTATTGAATCGAAAGATGCTGATCTCCCTTTAGTAGTGTCGTATAAGTCGTTGTATAAGACAGTGGTAAAATTAGCTCACGGAAAGGGGGAAGAAAGGACTCCGATAGACTGTATGATGGCATGTATAGGACACGCCTATGATACTAAAGGAACAAACAAGATAGCATATGATTTTGTGAGGTATGTCTACTATTATATTTCCAAGCATTATGGAGTAGATGAAGATAAGTGGTTTGAACTCTTCTTGAAGGGAGACCTGCGAGACGGGAGCGTCGAAAGGTTGATGAAGAAGACAGGCATAACCATAGAAGAGTTACAGGCAGGCTTCCCGTCCGAATTGGTGTTGCGTAAGAGGCAAATTTGGGATGAGGAGAAGAGTAAAATTGAGTATGAGAATGATGATATAATAGTTCATCTCAATTAATA